CTTGGCTCACAATGTCAGCCGTATAGCTCATTAAGAAGTTATGCAGTCTCTGTGGATCTTGAGCATCATGGTAAATACCGCGCCATATCTCACGACCTTCAACAAATGACCAATCGCCATAAAACGGCACGACTGGAATATATGTCCCGACTATTCGCGTCTTCTTAATGATCTTTGAGCCATCGACTAAATACTTTGATACTTGCCAAGTGTCGCGCTTCTTCTCACCTACCTTAATGAATCCGCCATCCTCTAGCTCATCAAGAACGCCTTTAATTTCTTTCTGAAGATACGAAACAGTCTCGCCTAGTGGGCTTTCATAGATGAATACCTTTTGACGTTTCTTCTCACGATGATAAAACTCACCAACTTTAATTTCATCCTGCTTATTGCGCCAGAACCAAGTATCTGTTGTATTAGGGTTTTTGAATGTAACTGGCTTTTCATTAGCTGTGTAATCAATACCATTTTCTAAACAGTACGATTCCCAGCCTGCAATAGTAAATGTCGATATAATCAAGCACCACTTAGCATCTGACTTGTCTTTGTTCTTAGCGTTAGAATCCCAGTAAACACGGTTGTTAGCTTCGTTGATTGACTTAGGGATAATACGTTGTAGGTTGTTCATGTCGTCTTCATTCGAAACATATTCTGTAACGAATCGGAAAGCACCAAATCCCACGTCAACTTGGTCTTGTCCGGCTGTCTCTGTGGCTTCTTCCCCTAATTGCATACAACGCCTAAACATTCCGTTTAACGTGTCAGCAGCGTCATCTTCAGCCCCATCTTGTGGGTTAAACTGAATTGATACAGGGTTAGACCATAGCTCAGCTAATATCTTGTTGCGCTTAGGCTTAATTAGATCGAATTGACCGCGGTATTCAAGTTGTGTGCTCGAGCCAATATTATCATCCCACTGACTTATACGGCCAAATACCAGCATGTCGCTGGCTTCTTCTCTTGTTGCTGTAGTTGCGGCCTCTGAATCATCAACGAGTCGCTTAATATCTTCTAGATCCATGAGTTACGCCCTTTGGCCTAATTACTGGTGGAATGTACACTTGACTTACTGTAATTGTATCAGATATAGCCATGCTCATCATTACAGCGTCTCCCATGTTAGGAGAGTCTATTTTATTGGTCTTCATTTCTTTCTTCGACATTATCTGAATCTTGCCGGCTCCGTTCGGAACTTTTGGTATTCTCGTAAGCTCAGACCTAAGCATTTGTAGCTCTTCAATATCTGAACTAAAGCTAATCATCTCGTCAGGGTTGTGATACACACCCTTTTCAACAGCTTGATACGTCCTATACATTCTATCAGCTAGCATTATGTAATATTGGCTGCGCTTATTTAAGAACGTATCTTTATTTGATCGAGGCTTTGCGGCCTTTACATCAGATTCAATCATCTGATACATAACATCAGGATTCTCTGGGCCTTCTGAGCCTCGGAACATAGTTTGCTCAATGTTCTTACCTTTTAGATTCGCCGCTACATCTCTGCGTAGCCCAAGCCCTAAGCCGTCACCATCCCAGTTAAACTCATCAGCACCTACTTGAATAGCGTAATCGGTTGCAGCATCAAGCCCTTCGTTCACATCACCTATAGGGATAGCCTTAGCGTCATAGAATACTGATCCATGTCGATAAGCTAAGCCCTTGTCATCAGGGCCGCAATCGCTGGGGTCATGACTTACTATCTTTTTGCCGGTAATCTTCCAGCCTAGTTTAGTGTGAGCATCAATACACGCATCAAACCATTCAGGTAATATAATTGGGTTATCGACTGATTCTAAATACTTACCATGCCATTTATGGTCGTACTGGCTACGGCTCATCTTCTCGTAATCATCAGCTCGCTCTTGCTCTAATCCAGATAGTTCAAACCAATCTTTAGGCATATCCGTATAGTTCATTTCAACGATCATAACTAGATCATCTTCATAGTAACCACACTTAGCTAACTCTTTCTCTGCTCTTACCAGCCACTTCTTAGCTACTGCGCCAGACCTTGAGCCTCTATTCATCGTTATAATGATTTCAGGCATCTTTACGTCTTCGCCAGCTATGGCTCTTTGTGTATCAGTAGCATTTAGCCGAACAGAAGCGGTAAGCACCCTTAGAGTGTTATCAGAGAGGTCTTCTCCTTCTTCTATCCATAGGCCGTCAACACCTGATAGCGTTGATTTCAAAGAGGTTATATTCCTTGCTAGCCCTCGGTAGAAGGTGCGACCACCTGAAGAGTGATCAATGCTTGTCTTTGTATCAGTAAACCCTGGTAGCTCTAAACGCCCTATTTCCTCAAGTAATGTTCTGTGTACTGATTCCTCAATTGAGTTTTGATGTTCCCGCGCACAGCACCATAATTCACCATTCATCATACGAACGTCTACATGATCGGCTACGCCCGTAGACTTTGTTGAGCCACGACCACCAACTATGATTTTAATTCTCTTAGGCTTAGTGAATATCGGATGCAGCTTGTCAACGTACTCAATGTTGATTTCTTTCACTTCTTCGAGCCCACTGGAGTAAATGTCACTTTAACTGCGTGATCTATTGCACCGCCGCCCTTCCCTGTTAGCTCAGTAGCCTGCTTATCAGTTAAACCTAAATCTCTCGCTATAATGTTTGGATTCAATAGCCCCGCGCTTGCCCCTTCGAACTTCTGAGTATCAATTATTTCACGGATTGTCTTTATGACTCGTGAAAATTCTTTATTTTGCGCGCTAACTACTTCCGCATCTAATTTTAAATTGTCAATGAAATCAGTAAGATAGTCGGTATTAACGTGCCAGAATATACAAAGACCCTTAACGGTCATTGCTCTCATTAGGCTCTCTCCTTTAGTGCTTACCTCCCCTTGGTAAACAATAGCCTTCTCTAATGGGTTTTTCTCTATCCATTCAAAGTATTCACAAGCAGCCTCCCACATTAAATCAGGAGTTTTAAATATCTTATCTCGGCCGCTCTTAGCTCTGGCTTTCCAAAACTGATTACCTTTAGGCGCTGCCATTACTTGCCACCCTTCAAACAAGCTGTAACCTGTTGCCCGTTAATCATGGTTTCGAATACGTTAGCTAGTGTCTGATTTAATACTTTCTTGTGGTCTGTCATGAGTTACCCCCTACTAAAGGATTATAGGGATACATCATCTTGGCATAGTTACATGCGCCCTTCCATGAGAAGTTGCCGAAGGTTGTTAGCTCGCCTTTATACTCATAACGTACTAACCAATAACCATTATCTGACTTTATTAGTCGTGGTTTAATTGCTGCTTTCATAAGATTACCTGCTTACTCAGTAGATGCCATACGCTGACACTGCGTTAACTCTTTGATTTATCTTCTTTCCACGTTCATGAATGAATCTAGCTCAACCGTCAAATCGTTTGTTGCGCCAATATTAGCACCTTGTAATTTAACATAGTCGTTCTGATTTAATATGATGTTATCAGAAATCGCATAGTAACCCACGTTTCTCACGCCTTGTAAATTATTAATTACTCGGCTTTGAGTCTTGCCGTCTACAAATCCGCTTGAAGCATCACGCCATATCACTATTTTAACGTCCACAACGTCATTAGCGGCTGACTCTACAACAAGCTGACCGCTTATCTTATATTCAACAGGTGACTCTCCTAAGTGCCTTAATTGACCGTTACTAGGCGAATCAAAGTGCTGAAGGTCGCTTGATGCCCATGTGCCCGCTAAATCCTCAAATGTGCCATCTACTGTGATTGTAGTTGTAGCTTCACTTGTAACCACTACTTCACCACCTACAAACGTATTCATCAGGCCGTTATTGAAAGTCCATGCCGCCGGTAAATCACCAGCTACCATGTTAGGTATTAGCGTTGTATCACTGGCATCGCTTGCGCCGTTCCGTGTGACAATACAGCCAGTCAATTGAACCGTTGAAGCATTAACAAAGTTAGCAGGAGCGAAATCAAAGAAGCTAACCGTAGCGTTTAAGTCTATGTTTTGATTAGACCTAAAGCGAGAGGTCATTGAGAAACCAGCCCCAGCCTTATACAAGCTGTATGAGCCGTCTGTTAACCCTCTAACGATACTTGTATCGATGAAGTAACCACCTAGCCATACGCCTTTAAGGGTTAGCTCTGGTGTACCACCAAATCGACCTGTCCCAACTTCTAAACCTTGACGGTAATTATCGATAGTTCCTAGACTTGTACAGTCATTGTAATTAATTCGTGAGAACTCAAACGCTTCGAAACCTGTATCGCTTACTAGGTCGTAAACTTGTGAGCCTGCGCCAGTTACCTCAATAGCGTAATCCATGCCAAGAATGTTACCTGATCCACTAGCAGGAGAGGTAAACATTGTATATCCAGCAAATGCTGAAACTAGCTTAGATACATCAAAGCTGTGGCCTTTTAAGTTTAGTCCGCCTTGAGGCACTTCAATTGGAGTGTTACCCATGTCGATTATGCCGGAAATAATATAAATAACTGAGCTATCTAGCGAGCCGGTTAAATCAGCGGCTTCTGTCACATAGATCACGCCAGGTGTAATATCTTCAGCGTCAATAAATTCTAAGGCTGTTTCGCCACTGTTAACAATTGGTAAAAATCCCGCTTGACCTGCATAGCTGTTCGGAACATCGATAGCATGAAGGAATGTATCATCAATGAGCTCTATTGCGTTCTCTGCTACGTTGACGCTTGATAGCTTGTTTGCGTTGCCTGCGTAACTAGCGGGGGTATCTGGCAGAGTTACCCACGTTGGTGTAGTTGTACTCGGCAAGAACTCTAAACCGTCTTCTGTTGCGTTTACAATAGCCCCTTGGCCTTGCTTACCAACATAAAATCCTGGTGTATCACTCAAACTAACGAACGTAGTTGCACTAAAATCTGTTAATGCTGAAAATGGTATGCGTACTGTTTCACCATTTGAAGCCACAACAAGCATTGAATCACTTGAAGCGACTGTCGTTTTTAGTGGGTATCTGCCTATCTCTGCCATTTCAATTCCTTATAGTGGGTTGTAACCCTGCCACGGGAAACGCCTAAATTTGGTTGCTGGGATGCCTGAGCTTGTGTAATTTACTGTTACTGTGATTGCATCTGATGTTCCAGCTGCGTTAGTTGCTGTGGTTGTAAATACTTCAGATTCAACCGTTGGGTTGTTTACTGTTCGCTCCCAAACACCTGAGCTATTAATTGTGTACTGTGCGCCGTCTGCTCCCGCTGGATTGCTGTAGCTTGTTGGAGTGTCACCACCTGTCGGAACAATTACGCCTGTTGATGCTTGGTTGATTCGTCTGCTAAATGATTTGGTTGCTGCTAATACTGGGGCTAGTTGCGCCCTAGTAGTGGTTGTAAATGTATCACTAGTTGACGCTATCGTTAGGGCTGTATTAACCGCTGTTGAATAACTGCCGGAAGTTGTATTCCTGACCTTAACGTCATAATTTAGCTGAACGTTTGTATTTGATGAAGTGAACGCTCCAAATCCAGACCCACTATCAACCGCATACTCTCCACCTGTAATTGATGCTAAGAAGTCGGTTGCTGGTGTAACACCTAAAACGGTTATTGTGTTTGACTCAGTAAGCGCACTTAGCTCTAAACCAGTTTGATCAGTAAACGTAAATTGATCTGGTGTATCACCTTCACCAAATGGGAAGAACGCCCCGCCTTCACTGGTTGCCGTCGTGGTTGCGCTTCCGCCTTGCTGGATTACAAATTCAGTTGACTGGAAGGCTACTGTAGTACCGCCAGTGTAAACGCCTGTAGCGGTTATCACCTCGCCTCTAGCGTTGCTGTAGTAGATTATATCCCCTACTGCTGAAGTCACGCCTAAGTCAGAATCAAGCGTTGCTAAAAATCCATTAGCTGCCTTGTCTAGCGTTCCAGCGAGTGTAACAGCAGTCCAGCCTGTTTTTGGTTGAATCACTACATCAGTCGTTGCTGTTCCACCTGTTGCTGTTACTGATAACGTGGAAGTCTCACCAATTCGCGGCATACCTTCAGAAGCTTCTACTGCCGATACGTCTAGCGTATAGGTTGAAGCTGTTGTTGGATCAGAGTTGCTAAACGTTATCGCTTTACCGGCTAACGTTGACGCTGTGTAAGCTACCGTTAAACCTGTTGAGGTTACTGATTGCTGTACGCCGTCTTCTGGGGTTGTGTCTGCTTGGGTTACTGTTACCCCAGGGCCAGATGGCTCAGCTTTTACTGATACACCTACAGCCCCGTATGACTGACTACCTATAATCCATTCTAGTGATTGGCTTGTCGTCGCTCCATCTTTAGAGCTAAGGGAGCTATAATCATTAGATCCAAAAAATGATTCGAGTGCTTGATTAGCGCCATCAAACATATCATCAATTGATGAGTTGTTTAAGAAAGTAAAGCCTAATAATAAATCTGTCTCATTCGATGTAATTGTAGGTATTGATATTGTAGAGCCGCTATTAGCCTCTGTAGACCCTGTGCCTGATTCAGGCGTAGTCTGGTTAACATTGGTCAGTAGTATTGCGCCTAATCTAACATCTCCAACACCGTCTGTATGATCCCAATCAATACTTAAATCAAACGTTCCTACAGGTGGATTTAATAATCTATATGCAAAAACCTTTCTTCCTGTAGCTGTGGTTGTCTCAGCTACTTGTGTTAGTGCTACTGAGTTATAGGAGAATTCTGTAAATGTAACGGCATTAGGAGAATCAAAAGCAGCGAATGCATATAGTGCGCGGTCAGATCCAGACGACTCGAATGATGTTGTTGAAAATCCGGCATCTGTATTAGTAAAAACAGTAGACCTCTCAACTCCTACTTCTGTCGTTGGTGGGTCGTTATACTCTACCCATTCAGAGTCATCGCCTGGATAGTTAACTAGTGTGCCATCATTGCTTCCCACTGTATCTGGCAAAGTTGAGCCAGTACCCAAACTAGCTGTAGGCTCCCACTTTGCAGTGACTGAGCCCGATATTACCCCGTATTCAGCATCAAATAAGCGCCCAGTAAAATGAAACGATCCTGAGCCAGTGCCTATAAGACCAGAAAATTCATCAATCGTTGCTGTGTTAGCGTGTGATATCTCAAGATTGCCATCAACATAGACGTTGTATTTTTGAACGCCGTCATTAATTCTTTCTAGTCGAACTACATACCGCCTACCAGAAACAAACGTTGTTGACGAATTTGTGACTGTGCCGTCAACCCTTAGCGCTATTTGATCACTAGCGAATGTTAAGTAATCCCCACCGTTAGATAGGAAATCGACCAACATTTGAAAGGTTTCACCATTATCCTGATAAAATACGTCTATCTCTACATATTCGTTAAGCGCTATCTGTACGTTTGACGTTAGAGACACATGGTCATTAGTGCCGGTTAAGTTGCTTGCTAAATAAAATGGCATTAAAGCTCTCCTGCGTATCTATTGCCAGCGGTTTCAAGGCTTAAAGCGTCCATATGAACCCCATCGAACCAAACTAAATCGGTTAAATCTACATACTTTGTAGGCGTGTTTGCATTGGCAAAATTAAGTGACGCTGCATTAATTGCAATCTCACTACTTCCTGACGCATTTATAGCACCAACAACAAATGCAGTATTTGCGTCCATTCCTGAAAATTCAGAGACCATACTATCATACATAGCTTGTAAGCTTGCCTGATAAGTACCTGTTGCTCCAGTGTCTGATTCTCCCTGATGCCATAAAACACCCTTTAATCTATTTGTCCCAGAACCTTCAGCCATTGCGCTAGCTAATCGAGCTTGAGCGCCATCATAATTGGGGTCGTCTGGGTTCCACTCATTACCTGAGAATCCTGTGCCACCTTCAGCCGCCGGAACAAATAGAATGTCTCTACCTGCTGCTAAATCATCTATTATGCTCTCACAAAAACCCTTCCATAACCCAGTATCCCCTGCTGATTCGTCCACTTGATCTAATGGGTTTGTAGCAGCGGTTACTGTCTGAGAGTTATAGCCAAATTGGAATGCCGAGCCAGCAAAGAGAGTATAATCATCATCAATCCCTGGCCTTATAGTTGCCCTCCCGACCATGTTAGACTGACCAATAAGTAAATATACATCATAACCAAGATCTGGCCTATCCCCGTCTTGATAAGCTTGGTCAGCAAATGGATCAATAGAGTTTGCCACCCAAGGCGTTGCTGGTGTTACTGGAGATTTAGCCATTATTTAAGCCCCGCTAGGCCATTATGCCCTTTAGTTGCATTCTGGCTTGCATATGAGTCTATTAATAAGCCAGTTGTCGGGCTAACAAAATTTGCCGCTGGCGAGTTAATTAAGCTACCAACCTTAGTTATCCGGCTTTCTTCGATGCCTTCACCTGTCTCATGTCCGTATGTCTCAGTACTTACAATAACATTATCAGTTTCGTATAGAATTGCATTCGCTGTAACTACCTCTTTGTAGTACATTGATTCCATGAACGTATTTCTAAACATATACGAACTAGAGGTGGCTGTTTGTAGCTTATGATTGTAAGTAAAAGATTTTCCAATACCTGATGACGTTCCAAAATTCCAACTAACTTCATGTAAACCGGCTGAACTATTATAAATCCAAAATAACTTACCAGTTCCCTCGGC